GGTGGGAGGACTCGACGAAGCCTATGTGCGCATCAAGCGGTTGGCGCAGCAGTATGTCGGTGTCCATGTAAACGCCGCCGTGCTCGATCAGGATTTGCAGCCGCATGACGTCGGCGACGTATTGCGGGTGCTCGATCGGCACGCCCTCGATGCGCGTCGGCAGGGCAGTCGATTGAACTATTGCGCCGGCATCCCCGGCAGTCGAGAGCAGATCGTAATGGCGAGCGGGGTCTGCGTTGGTCCAGATAATGATTTTGTCGTTTGGATGATACTTGCGCGCCAGCATGACTGCCGCATGATTGACGAGCGACCACGGGCGCGTGCGCTCGGTCGCGGGATAGATGAAATGGATCATTCGCTTTTGTGCCCCAGCGCCAGCCGCCCAGTTCGAGCATGAACGTGAAAATTGTCAACACCTAATCAACACCTGATTATGCGCGCCCTCTCATCTTCGCACTCGCACAATCGAATTGCTGCAATGCGGCGACGATTTATTGTTGACAGTGTGTAGGCAATCTGGCATACGGATTTGGTCAACAACGGAGCGCGGCAACTCACCGCCTAACCCTAATGGGCGCTAGTCGCCATTCGCACACCAAGGGCAATGTGCCCGCCTTAATAAGGGGATGAAAATGATCACGAGAGACAACGAGGCGCGTCGGCAGGCGGCCGCACAATATGCGTCAATCGCTGAAATGGTCCGCGCGTTGCGCAAAGCAAGCAAGCGGCTGGACCGCGAAAATTCCAGTGACGCGGAAAACGCTTACGAGGAAGCCCGGCGCGTAATCGAGGGAGATGCACTTTCCGTCCAAGTGCGCACCGGCTGGCACTCCCCCGGCGCCAATGACGGGACGCAAAAGCCGGAGGAATTCGAGATTTTGCTTTGCACGGGCGGCCCGGCCGTTCGGATCATCGGCAAGCTTTCCGAATATTGCGAACCTAAATCGGCGCGCATTGAGTTTCAAGATTGGTTCACGCCTTGGGCGGAATGGGCGTCAGGGCGCAAGGCCGCGCGGCAAGAGATCATTCTCGAATATTGCCGCGTTTTTTGGTTCGGGGAGTGACGAAAATGTCAAACCGCAACTACAGCAAGCCCTCAGTTTCCCCCGAATGGGCCAACTGCCGCCAGACCGCCATGATCGTCGCGACCGCGATCCACGCCATTGCCGACAGCGCCCGCTCTGCGGACGCGATCTGGGACGATCCTACCGAGAGCGAGTGTGATCATGTCAAAATGGCGATGCAGGAGTATCTGACCAACGGTGATTTCGACGCCAATCTGTCAGGGGCCTATTCGTGGGGCGTGGAGACTATTCGCGTTTAACCCCAATGGGCGCTAGTCGCCCCGGAAACGAAGGACAACCAACATGAACAACGCCACGCCAGAAACCCTGAAAGCGATCTTGGCGGCTAACCGTCGCTTCGCCGCCGCCAAATCCGAGAAAGCCGCCGCCCGCGTTATTAAGGCCTTCCGGGCGCACGACCAAAAGACTCATGGGCTTTGGATATCGGATGCGGATATCGCCCTGATTAACGAAGCCGCGCTCATAATAGGGGCTTCGCACTAATCGCCCCGGAAATTACAGATAGGGACAAGAAAATGGACAAAATCAACATCAGCAATATATTCGACGATTATGAAGCCGAGCTTGCCGCAAAATATAAAAAAGAGATCGAGGCGGAGAGAGCATTCGAGGCTACGCCAGAGGGGCAGGCAGAGATTGCCCGGCGCGCCGCTAAGCGTGAAGCCGATAACGAGAGGTACGCCCGTCAGATCGAAGAGGAAATCCGCCAAGGTCTACGCGACGAGGATGGGGAGTGGATCGAAGCTGACGAAGAAGAGGGCGACGAGTGACGACCGCAGACCTCCGCGCCATCCGCAAGCGCCTTGGCCTCAGCCTACACGACTGGGGCCTTGCGCTTGGCTACAGCGGCCCACACACGCGACAGCAAATTTACAAAATCGAGGTCGGCATTGCGCCATTGACCGAGCGAACCGCCCGGCTGGCTCGCATGTACGAGCTTTTTGGCATCCCTGACGAATTTAGAGCAGCCGCACGAGCTCCCGCTCCCCGCCCGGCAGGGGGAAATGATGATGCATGAGGGCCGAAGAATTTATTCTTACTCCTAACTATCGCTTTTGTGCTCCAGCGCCAGCCGCAGCGCCTGCTCGACCTGCTGCAACGTCTCGTCGTCCATCGCCTCGAGGTTGATCGTGCGCCGGGCTTCAAGCTGTATCGGCGCGCCGTTCGCGCCGGTAATTTCTTGCGTGACTTTGTCCCCATATTTCTTGGGCGCGAGTTTAGCCGCTCGCCATTGACGCGCCCATATTTGCAGCCTCACGACATTTACATCATCGACATTAGCTTTATCGGCCATCTCAACAATGTCATCTGCAATAAATTCTTGCTGCGCCTCGCGCGCACGCGCGATTTCATTAGCGAAAACAGGTTCTTTCGCCATAGTCCGATAAACCATCGTCCAATGTGGCATATCTTTTGGCTCACAGACCTGCGTAATCGATTTGCCTTCGATTAATCCATCGCAGATACGATCAAGTATTCCCTCATCCAAAGGATTTGGACGAGTGGGAGGTCGGCCCTTTTTAGTGCCCTGATTTTGCAAGGAACTCTCCTGCTCTACCGCGCGGCATTTGTGGCCTCGTGGGATTGAACGATTTGCAAAACGCGCTGACGTGTGAGTCCGGCGGTTTTGGCGATCGCACCGAGGGACGCCCCGGCGCGCCGCAGGCGGAGGATCTGCGAGGCGCGTTCGGCCTTGAGGATTTTGAGCTGACGATCGAGCGCGGTGATTTGCGACGATAGCTGCGCGATATCGTTGTCGGGGGCAATCACTCAGGCGCTCCTGTAAAGTCCATTTTTAATACGCGCGCGAAAGGCGCTTGACAAGGGGGTCAGCCCCCTGTTCCCCGCCGCGAAAAATAAATCGCGGCGAATTGTTTTTTTTCACGTCAAGCCGCTTGACGCGCGAACAATGTTCACGTAAAAGCAAACCACGGTCGCAGTGACCGGCTACTTTGGAGACCATGACCATGAAATTCGCCAACCACTTTGGATACTCTGACGTGACCCCCTTCGAAGTCCTGCGCGAGGTCAGCGGCAAAACCTTGGAGATCCGCGCGATGGATGCAGTGCGCTCAAACCCCGAGAACAACCTTGGCTTCGCGCCGGGCGGATTTTTCGGCCACTGCTCGCGGCAGGACGAACAGGAATGGGTTATCACGTCGAACCCCGCTAATCGCACGATCCGCATCCGCCTCAACAAGCGTGGCCAATGGAGAGACAAGTGGGGCAACCCCTACGGTCTTGCCGACAAGCCTCGTAAATTCCACGATTACAACTTCTAAAATGAGCCGGGGGCTTCGGCCCCCAACCTACCCTGACCGATGGAGATGACCATGAAACTCACGACTTCCTACATCCGCACAATCGCAAAAAAAGACTCGCGTATCGATGAGATCGAGATCTGCCCGGATCATCAGGTTACGGTGTGGCTTGATCCGAAATGGACGTGGGATGCGAATGACGGCAACATTACCTGCATGACCTACAACGTCGAGCATTCGGAGGAATGGTTGCGAGACGATGTGGCAACCTTTCTGGAGCATGTAAAGAATATCGAACTCGCAAAGTAAGGGGCTTCGGCCCCGCTCCTGCGCCCGCAGATAATTCGCCGCCGATAATTCGCCGCAAAAAATAAATCGCGGCGAATTGTTTTTCTTCACGTCAAGCCGCTTGACACGGCGAACAATGTTCGTGTATACCTTTTCTCACGGTCGCAGTAACCGCAACTGATGGAGATGATCATGACCAACAACTTCAACGCCCTTTCCCTCGCCGACCGCTACGCCATCCTCAAGTCCGACATCGACACCCTGACCAAGCAGCTCGACGCCATCAAGGCCGAGATCATCGCCTCCGGCGTCGAGACCATCACTGGCAATCAGGCCGTCGTCACCGTCGCCCTCTCCGAACGCACCACGCTCGACAGCGCGGCTGCCAAGGCCCTCCTGACCGCCGAGCAGGTTGCGGCTTGCTCCAAAACCACGCTGGTCACCACGCTCCGCGTCAAGCCCCGCGTCGCCTCGGTCCTCGCGTAACACGCCCGCAGTAAGCGAGGACCATCCCCATCCCATCCCATCCCCCTCTCAGGAGACACAGCCATGTCAATCCTCATCCACACAGTAACCGTCAGGCACACCAGCGGCCTCGAACGTACCTATGGACTCACCTCTGCCGCTGCCGCCCACGACTTCGCCAAGATTGTCCGTGAGCGGGGTTTGGGGGCGATATTAAGCGTGACTTTTTTGTACTCTCTGGAGGACAATCTTGAGTGCTTCGAGGCGATCGAAAAGATGTTGAATGCTGTTAATAAGGAGATCGCTCAATGACCCGCAGCCCCATCCAGTTCGAAAAGTCCCCGGACGGCACTTACGAACTGATCTACTTCGGCAGGGTGGCCGGCTGGGCTCGCAAGGCGGTCTACGCCACGCGCCCCGGCGAGGCGCTGTACCGGGTCGTCTCGGTGCACGGCCAGATTCGCCACGTCCACTCCCTCACCGCCGCGCGATCGGCCCTGCTGGAGATGTACCATTGACTCATCTCCACACGGTGTCTGCGACGCCCTCAGACCTCCGCGACTGGCTCGCCCGCCAGCGCCTCACCCAGACCGATCTGGCGCTGATCTGCGGCGTCTCGGTTCGGTGCGTTCAATTCTGGCTCGCGGGCAATCGCCGCGTGCCGCACATCCTGCGGCTGTTGATGCAGGCGACCGACGACGGCAGGATGGATTTGGACTGGCTCGCCAGATGGGTAGCCCGCAATCAAGAAGGGGAGGCGGCCTAGCGGCCGCCTTTTTCTTTTGGGGCGCAAAAGGGGCTTTGGGGCGCAGGGGCGCAAAAAATCCGCTTCCGCTACACTATATATTAATTTTTTTTTTTAAACGCGCCCTACTGTAAATACCCTTTACATAAAAATTTTTCTCTCACACGAAAGATTTATATATTTTTGCACCCTTTAAGCCCCAAAATAGAATAAAATATTGTTTTATAAAGATAAAACGATGGGGCGCAAAAAAGGGGCGCAAAGATTTTCCTGCGCCCCTTTTGATAGTTTTACGCCCCAAATCAAAATGGGACGTCAGAAAAATTTTTGTCGCCGTCGTGATATTCACGAACGAGGCGTTTCGCCTCTTCGTCGGTGTGTTTATTCCGATTGAACCAGATGTAATGGTGCTCGCGGTCCTTGAGCTTGATGCGGCGGCCCTCGATCTGTGTCAGCCCCATATCTGACAGCAGGTGCCCAAGCTGTTTGCGCCCTGGAAGGTCGCGACCATCCAGTACGGCGCGCTTATTGAGTTCGGTGACATCCAGCAGATTGCGAGAAACAACTGCGCAGGCGAAATCGTCCATTGCGGCCTCAAGGTCGTCGCGCTCCTCGGAGACATTCAAGCTGCGCATCGACGACAAGCCACCAGTCTCCGGCGCCCGCCCCTCCGGGTCGAAGCCCGCGTCCACCTGCCAGTCCAACAGAAATCGGCCAATGGCGTCGGCGCGCCGCGCGGTCTCGGCGAATAACTTTCTGAAATATTCCGCCGTCGCCTCTGCCCCGCCAAGATGCGCCAAAAGCTCCTCCTTGCGCGTGTACCGGGTCGTGATCACGCAATAGCGCCGGTCGTTGTCCGAAACTGGAATGGCGTCGGCGTGATTTGTGGACATCATGTAGGACGCAAAGTTCGGGACCGACCGCTCGTCCTTGCCCTTGTGGATGACGGAGATGGTGTCATCCGAGATCATCGGCTTCATCTTGTCGAGGATGGCGTATTTGTTGGTGCCGGCGATGCGGACCTCGTCGATGTTGATCAATAGGGCGCCGGTTGCCCAGCCGGTAAATTCTGAATTGATCGCTGTCGTGCCGACCGTTTTGGCATTGTGGCCAAACAGGCGCTGCATGACCGTAAAACAGTAGGTCTTGCCCGCCCCCTCAATACCATGCATCAGCAGCGCCCAGCGGACGCGCTTGCCGGGGTTCTGGTAGACGTAGGCCATGAAGTTAAGGACGATGCGGCGCTCGCGCTCTGAGGGGATCAGGTGGTTCAGGTGGCCCAGAAATAGGTCCACCACCGCCTGCCCGTCTGTGTCGCCCTCCAGCGTCGCGCAGGGCTCGATGCCGCTCTTCTCAAAGGTGTTCAGATAGCGCAGGCCCCGATGCTCGAAGAACCTCCCGGCGCCGGGCCAAAACATCAGGTCGGCGACGCGCGGAATATGACAGACGTTAAGGGCGAAGCTGGCCGCGTCAGTCTCTGCCATCTGCACCTCACCCCTCCCGCCGTAGCTGGCTTTGAAGGCGGCGGGAATGATCGAGTGTCGCACTGACACTCGCTCGAACGTGTTGGCGGCCTCACAGAAAACCCAGTCCGAGAGCCAGTCGGGTCCAGAGAACGGCGCATCCGCCTCCGGGCCCGACTGCTCCCCCACTGCGCCCGGCCCCCTCCGCCGGGCGGGACGGAAATCCCGCTTCACTTCCCCCTTCGTCATGCCCGCGCGCTTGCCGAAGCTCTCGAAGGCCGCCAGCGCCAAGGCCGATCGCATGGCCACAGGTAGCGCCGCCTCGCTGAGGCCCCTCACACAGTCGCGCAGGGCGATGTAGGAGCTCATATCCGCGACAGCCTTCGCCTTCGCCTCCAGCGCCACGAACGTGTCGCCCGCAGGCTCAAGCTCCAGCGCCTGCCGCAGGCCACCAGCGTGCTTGATGATCGAGGCCATCGTCTTCGGCCGGGCACGGCCACCGAAGGAGCGCCATTTGGCGCGCATCTCGCGCGGGTCGTGCTTGGGCGACTTCTCCGACCACTCGACCCAGCGCCTGTAGCCCTCGTCCGAGCCTTCGAACTGGTGACAGAGCGCCATGCCGACCTCAGCCCAGCCGTCGTAGTCGAGGTCTGCCGCAGGCCACCGCTCAAGAATGTTATCCACAGCCTCCGGCGTCAGGTCGAGCGGGCGTTGGGCAAGGGCAAATTCCAGATCGGCGACGCCGTCGTCGTTGGACGACTGTTCAAAGATCCCGGACGACTGTTCAAAGATCCCGGACGACTGTTCAAAGATCCCGGACGACTGTTCAGTCGTCCAGGTTTCTTTTGTCACGAAATCGCGGTTTGGGATATTTGACGACTGTTCAGTCGTCAAACCCTCGGCGACCGCCCACGCCTCGCCCCGCTGCACCACTGACCAAGGCGTGACGCCCGTTTGGTGCGAGGGCAGGAACATCAGTTGCGCCCAGACCCACGAACACTTGTCGGCGACGCCGACCGGCTCCAGCAACGCGACGATCTGATCCACGGCGGCCTTGTACTCGCTCTGGTCGAGCGGGCGGGAAACCGGCACGACAATGCGGATGCGCGGCTCGATGTCGGTATGGCGAAACGTCGAGTACGCGACAAAGGCGCAGCCAAGCTCCAGCCGCAGGAAAAGCTCGATGTCATCGAGCGGCATGGTCACCCGATCAAGGTCGATGGTGACGCTGGTGCGCCGCGCAATGTTGTTGTCGGCTCGGTTGCGCTTGGGGTCGATGAGCGTGCCGCCGATGAAAGCGCCGCGCTTTTTCGAGGCTTCCTTGTTGGCGAACTCGACTGATCTTGTCAGCCCCTCGGCAAACTTATCCCACGGGACGCTGCGCTGCTCGGCTGTGGCGAAGTTTTTGCAATAAATAAATTCGACCATCATTTGTCGTCCCCGTCCGCCGATTTTTGACCGCGCGTCTCATCCGATCCGGCAAAGATCAGGGTCGCTTCTGTGGACAATGCCGACTTGACCTCCTCAAGATCAAAACGTCGATGGCCAGACGGAAGCCGCACAAACGGAATATGTCCGCTTTTGGCCAGCCTGTTGACGGTCGTCTTGGTTAGTCCAAGCGCCCTGCCGAGTTTTGTGGATGTAAGCATGCTTTTCTCAGGGGGGATTTGACACAAATCGGACAATAACGTATCTAAACGAAGCAGGCAAGCCTGTAGACAGGCGCGCCTGTAGAAATCAGACGTAAACGGAGACGATAGAAGATGATTGAAGACGCGATTAACCGCCTCGCTGCGGCGATTGAAGCCCAGAATTTAATTCAGGTTGAGAACCAGCGCCTGTACGCTGAGATGGCTCGGCGCCAGATTCCGGCCGTCGCTAAATCGGTCCCGGTCCCGGTCCCGGAGCCCGCGCCTGAGCCTGCGCCTGCGCCTGCGCCTGCGCCTGCGCCTGAGCCTGAGCCTGAGCGGAAGGTTAAGAAGACCGCGCCGGTCGTCAAGGACCGTACGACTGAACAGTCGCTCGTCGGTGGAACGCGACCCGTAAACCGCGAAGACCTGAAAGAGCTGGCCATGAGCCTGAGCCGGCAGGACGCCAAGTTTGTGCCAGCCATCAAGGCGGCCATTTCGGCCTGCGGTACGAGGACAATTACCGAGTTGCCCGAGGACAAGATAGGAATTGTTTTTGCCGAGCTAAACAATATGGCGCAAAAATTGGCGCGCGAGCCGGGGGAGGAGGGCTGATGACCATTCACGCTAAACTTAGCGCCAGCGGCGCGCATCGCTGGATGAACTGCCCCGGCTCGGTGAAGGCTGAGGAAGGGTTCGCCGACCGCAGCAGCATCTTCGCTGACGAGGGCACACTGGCGCACGCGGTATGCGAGCAGGCGCTCACACACAACCAAGGCGCAGATGAAGCCTCAATGATTGTCGGGCCGGGCATGATCGCGAGCATGCCGCACCTCGAAGGCTGCATCGATCAGGCTTTTCTCGACGCCTGCCAGATGTACATCGACTACGTCCGCGCGCAGCCGGGCGACCAGCGCATGTACGAAGTGCGGGTGGACTTTTCGCAGTGGGTGCCGGAGGGTTTCGGCACCAGCGACGTCGTGATCCTTGATGGGAACACTGTTCGCATCATTGACCTGAAGTTTGGCAAAGGCGTGCAGGTCGATGCTGAGAAAAATCCGCAGCCACTCCTGTACGCGCTTGGCGTGTTCAATGATTTCGGTTGGTTGGCTGACGTCGATCAGTTTGAAATGCACATTGTGCAGCCGCGCCTCGACCACATCAGCGTCTCGATTATCAGTCGCGGAGAACTGATGAAGTTTGGTGAGCTGGCCTCGATGGCGGCGGAGCTGGCCCTGAGAGATGACGCGCCGCGCGTGCCGGGCGACAAACAGTGTCGGTTCTGTAAGGCGAAAGCCACCTGCCCCGCGCTCTACAGCATGACCGCCAACGCGATCATGTCCGAGTTCGAGGATCTCGACCTCAAGCCGACAAACACGCTCAACGACGATCAACTGCGCCGCGCCCTTGAGGCGAAGCCGCTGATCGAGGCGTGGCTCTCGTCGGTCGAGCAGCTGATTATGCAGCGCATTGCGGAGGGCGGCGAGTTCCCCGGCTTCAAGATTGTCGAAGGGCGCAGCCTGCGGCAGTGGAAGGATGATGAGCGGCTTGTTGTGACGCTCGAGCGGATGCTGGGCGAGCGCGCATACGCCAAGAAAATGATCAGCCCGGCTCAAGCCGAGAAGCTTCTGGGCAGGAACAACAAGGCCGCACTCGCCGACTTCATCGTGAAGCCGCGCGGCAAGCCCTCACTTACACGCGAAGACGACCCCCGCCCTGCGATTACCGTAAGCGCAAGCGATTTCGATTCTGGTGAAGACGACGAAAAATAACTTGCGCAGCGACATTCTGTTGTGCAAGTTGGAAACGTCCATTCGGACGATAAACGTAAACGTTAAAAGGAGACGAAAAATGGCAAAAATCAAACTGAACAATGTGCGCCTGTCTTTCCCGAACTTGTTCCGCAAGGCGACGTTCTCGGGTGAAGAGACAAAGTACGAGGCGACTTTCCTTCTTGATAAGAAGCAGCACGCTGATCTGATCAAACAGATCGACGGGGAGATCGCTGCGGCTGTTAAGGAGAAGTGGCAGGGTAAAGTCAAAAGTGTGCCCGCCGACAAACTCTTCATGAAGGACGGCGATAACTTCGAATACGCTGGTTACGCTGGCAATATGTCGGTCAAGGCTTCGAGCAAAACGCGCCCGATCTGTGTTGATCGCGATCGTTCGCCGCTCACTGAGGACGACAACAAGCTCTACGCCGGTTGCTACGTCAACGGGATCATTGAGCTGTGGGTGCAGGACAACAGCTACGGCAAGCGTGTGAACGCGAACCTTCTGGGCGTTCAGTTCTTCAAGGACGGCGAGCCCTTCGCGGATGGCGTTAAGGCGAGTGCACACGACTTTGACGTTTTCGAGACTGAAGCGAACGATTTCCTGTAAGAGAAGCCGCCCAAAAACACTCGAGGTTTTTGGGCGGTTTTTTACCATATCAATCCGAGGCCGCTCCTCATGCTGATCGTTGACGTTGAAGTTTATCGTAATTTTTTTCTGTGCATGTTCAAGGATATCGAGACCGGTAAGACCGCCGTCTTCGAAATGTTTGACGAACAGCCTTTCGACAAGGAGCGCGTGGCGCAGTTGATGCGCAGCCGCGTGACCATCGGCTTCAACAGCAACAGCTTCGACCTGTTCCTGATCGCCGCCGCCATCAGCGGTTGGCCCTGCGCCAACCTGAAGGCGCTCTCTGACGAAATCATTAAGAGCAACCTCCCGGCGTGGATCGTCGCGCGTCACCGGCAGGTGCGTGTGCCGCCGCGGTGGGATCACATCGACCTCATCGAAGTCGCGCCGGGTCGGGCCAGCCTGAAGATTTACGGCGGTCGCCTGCACTGCCCGACGATGCAGGAGCTGCCGATTGAGCCGGACGCCTATATCAGCGCGCCGCAGCGGCAGGAGCTACGCGCCTACTGCAAGAACGACCTTGACACGACCGAGAGCCTCTTCCGCAAGCTGGAGGCGGCCATCAAGCTACGCGCCGAGATGGGCAAGCAGTACGGCAACATCGATTTGCGCAGCAAGAGCGATGCACAGATCGCCGAGGCGGTGATCAAGCATGAGCTGACCGAAATGACGGGCAAAGAGTACCGCCCGCCCAAGGCCGACATCGGCGGCGTGGTTAGTTATCTGGACCCGAAGATCGTGCGCTTTGACGGAGAAGACCTGAACGAGACATTCCAGCGCATCCTGAAGACGGGTTTCCCCATCGGGCTGAACGGGGCGGTGAAAATGCCGGACTGGCTGGCCGAGAAGCGCATTCGCATCGGCAAGACGGACTATCAGATGGGCATCGGCGGCCTGCACTCTTGCGAGAAGCGCCAGAGCGTTGTCGCCGGGCCAAACGAGATACTCGCCGACTTTGACGTCGCCAGCTACTACCCGAGCATTATCCTGAAGCTGCGCCTCGCGCCGTCGAAGATGGGCGATGATTTCCTGAAGGTCTACCAGAGCATCGTCACGCGCCGCCTGATCGCCAAGCAGAAGAAGGACAAGCTCACCGCCGACACACTTAAAATCTGTGTAAACGGAAGTTTTGGAAAGCTGGGGAGCATGTACAGCGCGCTCTACGCGCCGCAGTTGATGATCCAGACGACGATCACGGGGCAGTTGTGCCTGTTGATGCTGATCGAGCGACTGGAGGCGGCAGGCATTCGCGTCGTGAGCGCGAACACAGACGGCATCGTCGTGCATTGCCACGAGGACATGGCCGTTGATCTGGAGGGCATCACTTTCGACTGGATGCTTGACACCAGTTTCGAACTGGAGCGCGCCGACTATCGGGCGATCCACAGTCGCGACGTGAACAACTACATCGCCATCAAGAAGGACGGCTCGATCAAGCGCAAGGGCGTCTACGCCGAGCCGGGCCTGTCGAAGAACCCGGAGTTCACGATCGTGGCCGACGCGATGGCGGAGTTTTTGAGCAAAGGAACGCCGATTGAACGCACTATCGAAGACTGCCAAGATTTGACGAAGTTTGTCTCAATTCGTCGCGTTGACGGCGGCGGCATTTGGCGCGGCGCGTATCTCGGCAAGTCGGTGCGATTTTATTACTCGACTGAGGTCAATCCAGACGAACAGATATCTTACGCCAAAAACAGGAACAAAGTGCCTAAGACGGACGGGGCGCGCCCCGTGATGACACTGCCGGCGACATTACCGGGCGATGTGGATTTCAGCAGATACATCACTCTTGCGCGCGAGGGACTGAAAAACATGGGGGTGATGCTGTGACGGCGTATTATAATGAACACGACCCCAAGGCGGCTGCATGGCTGCGCGAACTCATCAAACAAGGCCACATCGCGCCGGGCGAAGTCGATGAACGGAGCGTTGAAGATGTCATACCAGATGAACTTCTTGAATTTACTCAATGCCACTTCTTCGCAGGGATCGGCGTCTGGTCCCACGCCTTGCGTCGAGCCGGATGGCCCGATGACCGCCCCGTCTGGACCGGATCCTGTCCGTGCCAGCCTTTCAGCGCGGCAGGCAAAAGAACAGGGATTGATGATGAGCGGCACCTCTGGCCAGCGTGGTTTCACCTCATTAGCCAGTGCCGCCCTCCAACAATCTTTGGAGAGCAGGTTGCGAGCAAGGACGGCCTCGGTTGGCTCGACCTTGTTCAATCTGACATGGAAGCAGCGCGTTACGCCTTCGGGGCTTTTGATCTCTGCGCTGCGGGCGTCGGCGCGCCGCACATCCGACAACGATTGTACTTCGTGGCCGACGCCGGTGGCGCACAACGCCAAGGAACACGGCTCGCCAGCGGAGTTCACACGCAACACAATCCAATTAGGCGCGATGGCGCATTTTACACATTGGCCGACGCCAATGGCAGGGACGCCTGCGCAGAACGGGAACAATCCAGCGGGGAACAACGACAGCAGCCGCAAGACGGTGACGCTGGCGGGATGGCCGACACCGAAAGCTTCGGATGGGCAGGGCGGCAGGACAGTGAAGACGGAGGGCGGGGGCAATTCGCATCTGGATTCACATGTGACGCTGGCGGGCTGGCCGACGCCGCAAGAAGCGGACGGGCTACGCGGATCGGATACGATGGCGCGGCGGGGCACGAACTACACAATGAAGGGCGCGGCAAAATTGTGCGGCCCGGCCCGACTAACGGCTTCTGGGGAGCTGCTGACTGGCTCTACTGCACAGATGGAAAGTGGCGGCCAGTTGAACCCGGCACATTCCCGCTGGCTCATGGGACTCCCGCCCGCGTGGGACGACTGCGCGGTTACGGCAATGCCATCGTCGCGCCCCTCGCGCAAGCCTTCATTGAAGAGTTCATGAGCCTCTCCGATGCGTGAGAAGCAGATCGAGATGGCGCTGGTCTACCGCGTGAAGGAACTGGGCGGCCTGTGCGAGAAGTTCGTGTCGCC